AAAGAAACAAATTAAAAACCTTAAGACAGATGAGGATAAAAAGCGACTCGAAGAGATCGCTGGAGAAATCGCTACATTAAGAAAAGATATCATTAATGTCGAGACATCTTATTCTAATTTATTTAATCATACTGCCGACGTTCGAGCAGAAAATAAAGTTATTCAATGGTATATTCTTCATTTAACGTTTATACAAAAAGATGATTCTGATGATTCAACTCCTCTATTTGAGGGAAATGACTTTGATCAAAAGCTTCAAACTTATTATGAGCTAGAAGAAAATGGAGATGAGCTTTACGACTTGGTTGGTGGAAAAATCGCAGCCCTATACAGCTTTTGGTATTATAGTTCTGGCGCGGTATCTACGGCCGATTTTGAAAAGTTAGACAACGATATCGAAGAGGGTAACATTTAGTATGCGTGGAAACTGTCAAGCGCAGAAAAATATTTAGAGATATAGTTCGAGGTTTCTCTGCTACAATCTTTAAAGATGATTATGTTTACATAAAACACTTGACTCCTCATGATCAAGTAGAACTTGAGGAGATAGAGGAAAAATATTTTAATATAGCTTTAAGAAAAGGAGTTCCCACAGAAGAGGATATGCTCGCCTACCTTAAACAAGAGGGCGAATGGTCTGAGGATGACGATAAGTTTATTGTTGACAAGCAAATATTTGTAGAAAATTTAAAAAAAGCACAATCTAAAATAATTCTTAAATCAGATGTTGATCGACAATCTAAGTTGATCGAGAAAGAGGAAAATTTATTGCGGCAAAAGCAATTTCAAAAAATTTCTTTGATCGGAAACACTTGCGAAAAATATGCAAAAGATAGATTAAATGATTTTTATATGATTAAAAGTTTTTTCTCTGATGTTGATATGAAGAAGCCTTTATTTAGTCAAGATAAATTTGATGAGCTTGATAATCATGATATAAAAGTTGTTATAAATAGATACAATGAAATATTCGAAAGCTTTAATGAAGAAAGTATACAATATACTATACTAGAAGATTTTTATAATCCATATTTAAGTTTTGCTGAAGATAGTATGCAATTTTATGGAAAAGCATTTTGTGATTTAACATACAATCAAATAAGATTAATTGTATATACTAGAGTATTTAAAAATATATTTGATACAAATGAAAATATTCCTGAAAATATAAGAAAAGATCCTGCGAAATTGCTAGAGTTTGGAAGCAGCTCTAGGGAGGAGCGGGACAAAGCTAAGGACAAACTTTCGCAGGGAGATGGAGGCACTATAGTTGGGGCGAAGGATGAAGATTATGAGTATCTTGGAGTCGAAAAGCCAAAGAATACAATCAATCTTCATGAAGAAGCAAAAAAGAAGGGCGGTACTTTAAATATGGAAGATTTAATGAAATTACATGGCGTAGGATAATTTTGGTGTATTAATACCTTATCTAAGGAATAAGGAAATATGTCTATAAATTTAAATGTAAACGGTAATACGGCCCCGCTGGAGGCAGCTGTTCAGGCGGCTGTAAACAGAATTCGCAAGACTCCAATCAAGGTAACTGTTGACGATAAGGGTGCTACTCAGCCCTTGGGCAATATGAAGCGGGGCGCTGATGAGTTTAGCAAATCGATGGAAGCTGCGAACGCTCGTATTATAGCTTTTGGAGCAAGTATGGCGATTATAAATGGAATTTCTGACGCATTCAAAGCTATGGTCACCAATGTCGTTCAGGTAGAAAAAGCTTTGGCAGATATTAATGTTGTGATGGGTTTAAGTTTGGCTAACTTGGATAAGTTTTCAGACTCTTTATTTAAGGTAGCAAAGGAAACTGCTGCAAGTTTTGATGTAGCCGCTGCTGCAGCCACGGAATATGCACGTCAGGGTTTAGCTGTCGAGGAAACTTTAAAAAGAACCAAGGACGCTTTAATCTTGACTCGATTAACAGGCATGGACTCTGCAAATGCAGTTAAAGCTTTAACTGCTGCGATGAATACATACGGAGATGAAATAAAAGATACTACTCAATTGGTTAGTAAGTTTGCCGCAGTAGACGTTAAGTTTGCGGTTAGCGCAGAAGACTTTGCTGATGCAATATCTCGTACTGGTCAGGCTGCAAAAAGCGCTGGAGTGGATATTGATGAATTGGTTGGTTTGATTACTGCCGCTCAGCAGAAAACTGCGCGAGGAGGTAAGGTGATTGGAAACTCGTTTAAAACAATTTTCACGAGAATAGGAAGAACTGATACATTAAATCAATTAGAAAACTTGGGCATTGCTGTTCGAGATGTCGAAGGAAATACAATGGGCGCAAAAAGAATTTTGACTGATCTTGCAAATACGTTTGACTCTTTGACCGAGTCGCAAAAAGCTCAAATTGCACAAACAGTTGGTGGAGTTTTTCAAATCAATGTTCTTAAGGCTGTATTAAGTGATGCCGCGAAACAAAACGGAATTCTTGCGAACGCAACACAAATTTCTGCAGGAGCTACGGATGAAGCTATACAAAAGAATGAACAATTAAGAAGCACGATGTCTGCAATGGCTAGCGAAACAGGTCTCGCGCTTAAAGAAGTTTCTGCCAAAATAGGGGAGCTCGCGATAGCTCCTGGAATGGAAAAGATTTTAAATATCGTTAAAGGTTTTGCGGAGGGAGCTTCTGATATGCTTGGAGATGGAGAGTCTTCTGGAAATAAATTTGCTACAGGTTTTTTAAAAGGACTCGGTAATATTATTACTGGTCCGGGATTGGTTGTTATCGTTGCCGTGTTTGGCAAACTATTTTTGAAAGCGGCTCAGTATGCTCGAGAAAGTTTGAGCTCGTTGATTGGTGTTACGAGTGAAGCTCAAAAACAAAAAGCTATACAAACTTCTTTGGTCACTTTATTTGGTCAGAACGCAGCTCTTAGCAAGGAGATGTTGCGCACCGATATCTCTCGAACAGAAAAAGAAAGAATAATTCTTGGATTGCTTAAAGCTCAGGTAGTGGAAGCTAATGCTTTAAACACTATCGCGAGAAGTTCTGCAGCTAATTTGTATCAAAAAGGTTACGGATCTAATCTTGCTCCCAGAGGAAAACCTCGCCGTACAAGCGCGCAAGGTTATATACCTAATTATGTAGACGCTGAGCGCCAGCAGGCCGCACAAGGTGGGTATGCTGCTGGAAGTATTCGCAGTATGAACATGCCTGGCGAAGGCTCGGTAATATATAATAGCGCAGAAAAGGTAAAGAATTTTAAAGGCATGAGTCAGCCCGCGATTATGCCTCCAAAGTCAAGTAAAGCTGGAGAAAATTATCAACAAGCATTTGATAGTATACATGGATTCGATCCATATGCCGCAGGAGGATATATACCGAATTTTGCGAAAAAAACCGCATCTAAAACTTCTGATATTCCACGAAATCTTAATTCTAAAAAACTGGGAGATCTGAATAAAGATTCTTCTTTAATTTTATTAACCGCTGACTCTTCTGCTGATAGCGAGTCGAGGTTCTTTGTAGGAAAAGACCCTAAGGGTGGGACAAAAATTTTAAACACTGCAGATCTAGCTTCAAAGAGGACTACGGGTTATTACCAAGTAGATGTTCCGTATTATTCTCTAGATAAAAACGACAAAAGTAGGAAAAGCAAAATAGACTTACCCTCGATACAAAAGGCAATTACTGCTGCAGCATCAGGCAAAGCTCTTGATATAGCCAAGCAAATTGTCGGGGGAGAGAAGAATTTAAAACCTTTTAATAGAGAACAAATTAAAGAAACATTTAATAAAGGCGCTTTTAAGGGCGCCGCTGGTAGCGCATTCGAGAGTGCAATAGCTGCAGCCCTTGACTCTTATTTGTTTCAAGATTATAAAGCAAGAACTGATACATCTGCGATAGATTTACCTTATGACCCTAAGGTGTTTCAGTATTTTGGAGCTCCTCCTGGCGCTGGGAAAATGGGGGCAGAGGTAAAAGCTGATCTAGCTAACAATTTGCAACAAGGTGCCGCCAATAAGTTTTATCAGGTTTTAGCGGGGGGTCGTGCGGCATGGCAATATAAGGATAAAAATTTTAAGGACCAAATGAGGGGGTCGGCTGAAGATGCAGGTTTGGAAAGAAGGGGGGGCGCTTATTTTAAGAAAGGTAGGGCTTACGGTCATATTCCAAACTTCGCCGCAGCGCGACTAGCTCTCACGGGTGGATTGGTTGGAAAAAACAAATTTGGCAATATAGATCGCAGGCAGATGACAAGACTAGTAAGATCTAATCCTTACTTCAACGGCTTGATGAATGAACATCTTACATGGGACAGTTTTCCGAAAAAAGATAAGCGTAAATTAAGCAGGTGGCTACTCAAACAAGGGGTGTCTAACCGAGCCTTACAAGCGTATGGTCTTGCAAGCATGCATTCAAAATCGATCGGAGAGGGAATCTCAAGCTTAGCTATGGCGAAAGGCTATATTCCTAACTTTGCTGACCCATTATCTGATGCGATAGGTAGGGAAAAAGAGGCTGGAGTTCCTGTTTCTAAAATACGAATTGGCTCCCATCCTGCACTCATGGGTAAAAGCAATCCTGTAGGACTCGGCGTGACCAATACTGACGATGAACCAAATGGACTGCGCGATGTATTTGGTGCCGCTAATGGATATGTGCCAAATTATGCACCGACTCCATTAACATACTCTGATATAGGTTCCGGCAGAAGCGGAGGCTCTTCAGCTGCGCAGGCACAAATGGAAAAAAGCGCCAAGCAGTACAATAAAAGTCTGCAAAGATTAATAAAACTTTTTGAGCGAAAAAAACTGAGTCACGAGCAATTAATAAAAGGTTCAAATAATTTAAATCAAAAATACAGAGTAAATGCAAGTGCATCTTCAAAAGTGTCTAAAGAACTTAATTCTATGCAAGGCTCTATTGGTAAAGCTAAAGCGGGTCTAGAAAGAGCTTCATTATCTTATCAAAGAAGTTCGGTTGGTAGACTCTCAGCTGGCGCGGGAAGAATGTTCAGTGGTAACGCCGGAATGATGATGATGATGGGTGCGCCGATGGCCGCAGGGTTCTTGCAGAGTGATGGGCCAGGGCAGGCGGGAATGGGCGGGGCTGCGTATAGCGCCGGAGGAGCATTAACTGGAGCAGCTTCCGGAGCTATGATGGCAAGTATGGTCGCCCCAATGTTTGGTCCCGCAGCTCCATTGGTGATTGCCATGGGAGGTTTAGTTGGGGGGTTTAAAGGTTTTATCAGTGCTCAAGAAGAAAACACAAAAGCTTTAGAGAAAAATAGACAAGAGCTCGTTCAAAAACAAACACAAACGGCCTCTCAATCTTTATCAAAAGTTGTACAAGCTTCTGAGTTGAGAACTTCACTTAAGCAAGCCAGTTTAGTAGGCGAGGGAGATAAGCTTGGTCTAGGCCAAGACGATTCCGTCATAAATCTCATTCGGGAGGTCGGTAAAAAATCTAAAGGCTTTAATTTTGATGAAAAAGGGCAAGGGAAAGGAAATCTTCAGGGCATTAATAAAGGTGATTTTGAAAGGTTTTCAAGTTTAATGAACTGGAATGCCAAAACCGGAGATATAGAGTCCAAATCCAAGTTTGAGGATGGAGACGCCGAGACGATGGAGAAATGGTATAATAAACAAACGAGAGAGTATACCCAAAGAGAAAGCGAAGATTTTAAGGTCTATAAAAAAGTCTCTAAAAAAATAATGGACCTACCGGATAATCAGGAAGCTCCGATGCCTCAAGATCTGCGAAGTTTTCTAAAAAGCAGAGATGGAGATGCTGAAGCCGGAATGAATGCGTCAATAGATTATATTTTAAAAAACGAAGCGGGTAACGAATTTGAGTTCGGCGATCAAAAGTTCGATAGAGAAAATTACCGAAAGCTTATGAGGGGCGAGCGGTCGGTGAATAGCAAAGGCAATAATGTAGATGCGCTGGACCTAGAAACAAGAGGTAATGCTTTAACCGGTCAAGCTGAAGGCATATTAGATAAAGAAAATAAAGCGAACGGCGAAAAATTAAAAGGGATTATTGTTCAGATTGATAACCAAAGAATGCAAATAACTGCTCAACGAGCTATAGCGATGAAGCAGTTAGAGATTAAAGACCACTACTCAGAAATTTCTGAAGATTTAAAATTTGAAGTTATGTTAATGGGAAGTTTGATGACAGATAAGCAAAAAGCTGAAAACAAATACCTTCAAGCAATAAACAAATCCGCAGAAGCTTATGAAAAATCCGCAGCTTCTGCAGATGGTCAATTAAGGACAGGGTTACTAAATCAAATAAAAGGTAGTGCCGACGTTCAAGGTTTACTTAAAGAATCATTGGGCCTTGAAAAAGGCGCTCAGTTTCAAGATATTAGTGACAAGGTTGGAAGTTTAACTGGAGGCCAGATGGTCGAAAAACTAAAGGAAATAGCGGCTGACTCAGACACAGAAGACACCATGCGTAAGGCTATAAATGATTTACTTACTGTAGAGATAGACAAAAGACAAAATATTTTAGATATCGCAGAAAAAACTAAAACGAACTCCACAGATCAAGCAACTAGAGAGCAAAAGATTAATAATATACTCGCAGGTCGATCTCAAATTATAAAAGATTTAGAAAGGGGAAATCGCATGTCTTCAGAAGATCTTCGATCTTCCCAGAAAATCCGAGGGTTTACCGAACAAGTTGCCGCAGCAAAAAGGTTAAATGCTGTAGGCCCAGGATACCAAACCAAAAGAGAAAGAGAAAATTTTACAATGTCCGAGAAAAGATTTGGATTAGAATCTAAAATCACAACTCTCGAAGAAAATAAGGCAAAATCTATAGGAGAGCTAAATATAGAAAAAGAAAAAACTAATCAAGTGATTGACCAAGACAAACTCAAAAATTTAAGACAAAACAAAAAAGATGCAGAAGATTATAGTGAGCCTTTGTTAATTTCTGACCAAGACCTAGAAACACTGAATAAGTTGGAGGAACTTGAGGTCGAAAGAATTAAAAAACTAGAAGAAATCGAACAAAAAATAAAAAACATAAACTCCGAAACGGACAGCGAAATAGACAAAGCAAAAATACTTTTAGAAAAAGAAAAAGAAAGATTAGAGATAAAAAGAAAACACGAAACTGGACCTGGAGCATTTGGTAGGGGGTTGGCGGGCGGCATGAAAAGCATGGCTGAACAAGTTGAAACGATGGACTACGAGCTTGGAACAAGGCTTCCTCAAACATTTGCTAATGGTTTGTCTGGAGCGTTCATTGAGGCGATCAATGGAGCCAAGGACTTGGACGACGCGCTCAGAGAAGCTGGCTTGAATTTCTTGAAGATGATTCAAGAAGCCATGATGCAAAAAATGGTCATGCAAATGATGGGAGGCTTGGGATTTTCGCAAGGAGGTAATGTCCGCAATTACTCGAAAGGCGGAAATGTTCCCGCAAGAGTTTCGAATGGAGAATATTTAATGAGTCGAGAGGCTGTAAATAAATACGGCGGATCATTTATGCATGGATTGAACGCCCGAGGAAAAGCTCCTGGATTTTCTTCTGGAGGAAGAACTATTCAGCCAGGATCTCAACTCTCCGTTAATCCGGGATCCTTTGATTCAGGCAGAAAATACCAAAGACGACAAATGTCGGGATTCTTTTACAGTGGCCAAGGAAATACCATGGGAATGAGAGAGGATCAAGAAACTGTTCGTGGAATAATCGCAGAGAGAGAGGCGAAGAGAAGAGAAGAGGAAGCTAAGGCTCGAGCAAAAAAACAAGAAAAGAGAGCTATGTGGGGAATGTTAGCTTCGACTGTAGCTATGGGCGCTATAAGCCACATGATGAGTGGAGGGATTGATACGCGGACTGCAGGCGCAAAGGCTGATGGTTATACTGCAGACACTCCTTCTGGGGTTAGGTCTGCTACAAAAGATGGTTACCAATACAGTCTTCTGCCTGGTGCTAGTTCTGAAGGATTTGATAATGTTTCTAAAACCAGAAGCTGGAACCCTTTTAGCTGGGGAGGTTCTGGGGCTAGCATGAACGAAAGGCAATTTCAATTTAATGATTTTCAGACTTCTCCGAATTATGGCGTTCCCCTCGACCCGTTCGGGTATAATGATCCTAGGCTTGCGTATTTTGGCGGAAAGATAAGCAACTACGCAAATGGCGGACCTATTTCTGGAAAGCCTGGAATCGATCAAATTCCAGCGATGCTTAGCGAGGGCGAGTATGTCGTTAAGGCTAGTAGTGCGAGACAGATTGGTAAGCCAATGCTTGACCGAATAAATGCTGGAAAATTTTATAATGGAGGAGCTGTTTCCGAAATGGAGGAAGCTTCTGATTCTGGCATTTCTGGTGGAAAAACTAATAATATTAATATATCCGTAAACATAGAAAAGGGATCAGTTAAGTCTGAAAACAGCGAATCCAAGGGCGATGACGAAAAGGAAAAATCTGAAGGTTCATCTCTAGCCGAAAAAATAAAAGAGCAGATTTTATCTGTTATTATTGAGGAACAGAGACCTGGCGGAGTTCTGGAGGATTAGTCGTGAGTTTTTCCAATTATCAACAAAAAATTATTATTAATGGTTTTGCTTTATCAGGAGTGAAAAGTGTTGATGGTAGCTACGGAATAAACGAATCTCCCGTAAGAGTTGCTGGAGTTGGGTTTGTTGACGCTTTAATAAATTCTCCTCTCGAGGGCAGTTTTTCCATATCTAGAGATATGGTTAGTCAGGATCCCTTGGTAGAGGTAAACTCTTTAGGGAAATATAAATATGAGGAAGATTATATTAGTGGGGTCATTTTATATGATGAAGGAAGCAAAGGGTTTGGATTTTCTAAAGGTAGAATGTCTCAATATTCGGTGTCATGTTCTGTAGGTCAAGTTCCTGAAATTAGAACAGACATTCGAGTTTTTGGAGAATTGGGAGCTTCTGTGCTTAGCAGCTCTTTTGTTGAAATTAATCCAGAGTCACCGCATTTTCCTTTTGGTGGAGACAGCGTTTTTCTTACAGATAAAAATGGAACAGCTATTGTTGATGGGGCAGAAAATTTAAAAACACAATGGAATGAAGGCTCCTTAACAATACCCAAAAATCTTTACGATAACCTTAGTAAGGAGTCTAGGTTGATAAAATATAGCGTGTCTTTTGCTCTTGGTTTTAATATTGTATCTGCTGGGTGGTATAACTCTAGCTGGTTTATTGTTGCAAATAAAGGCACTACTCAGGAGCTAAATTTTGGCTTAAATTATATTCCAACCGGATTAGATAATGACGCTTCTGAGGGTTGGGTTTTTAATAAACTTTTTGGGTGGGTTTATATATCCGCTTTAAATTTCGGGATAGGGGTAAAGCGGCAACTATACTTCTATGCGAGTCTTGTTTTTGAAAATAATACTGAATACTTTTGGGTTTGGGTAGATGAAGACGTTCTCGCTTCTCACGGTCTTGCATATTTTTTTCCTCAAAGTCAAAATTTCACTGGCGAAGGTTGGGGGCGTTTTTTCTTTGACTCTTTAGGGGAGTATGCAGCTATTGTTTATCTCTGGTCTGAGTCTACATGGTACGGCTTGAGCGATATAGGGTTTCAGCTTACACATTTAACTAATTTACAGGGTAGAGATTTGGATGCTTCGGCGGAGCCTAGTGATGCCGTCCCAGAAGATCATGATCAAGTTGTTGCTAGTCCGGATATTTTAGCCTTAGGGCAGGATTCTTTTAATTTATACCCACAAGTTGTTAATGCTCATCCACCTATTCAGTTTTCAGATCAGTCAAGCATTTCTATTAGCGTGGACGATTTTGATGCTGACGCTATCAGCGATTTTAGTTACACTAGGACGATTAATATGGAGCCTGTTTATGCAATACCAAAAGGTGATTTAGAAGATTGGACAAGTCAATCTCTCGCAACTCATAAAAACTTAGAGCCTGTGCAGGTAGACACTCAGTACCCAATAGAAACTGATATAAATTTTACAATGATTGTATCAAATTACGAAATTAGGGAAATAAAAGATAGAATTCAGTCTGCCCCAAAAAGCGATGTAGTTATAAACATCAAAGATTCAAAGACTGACGATTTGATAAACTCTTTTACTGGTCATAATGTTCGACTAATTTCGGAATCAATAAACTCATCAATTGACGAAGAAATGTCTATCTCGTTAACCTATAAAGGTTACGACACTCTTCACAACCCTGTTTTATGAGCAAGCCCTTTTTAAGATTTGAGGATGGAAAGGTTACTATAGGTTCTAGAGACTTAATGGTTAAAAGTGCAAACCTATCTATCGCTCCTAAATTACAAACAGAAAGAGTTTATGGAGATTATGATCCGAGTATTGCGGGAGCTAGAACTGAATTTGTAAATTTTTTACCCATTGCTTCATTGGCTGGAAGTCTTGATATTGAATTTCTTATTAACGCCGAGACATTTTCTAGTGGTAATACGAATAGTATTTCAAGGTTGTTTGAAATAGCGGAGGGAATGAGTGAGGGCCCTATAAACGAAAACTTGGTCGGAAGGTACTCTTTTAATAATATGTACTTGCGATCTTTTGGCTTTAATGTTTCTCCGTTTAATGTTGTCAGGGCAAAAGCTTCGTACGACATATACGGAAGTCTATCAAAGAGCATTCCTTTTAGGTCTTCTCAGACCAGTAAAAATTTTGCCCATGGGTTAAAATCGTTTGGAGAAATGAAAGCTAGCAATGTTCTATCTGAGTCTGCCGTGCAGGGTCAATTTGAAATAACAAATTTAGATTATACTATATTGGTGGAGAGAAAAATTCATCATCATATAAGAGATAATGAGCATACCTCTATCAATACTAAAGCTGACGGAGCCTTACCGTTTAGAGTGTCTGTGGAGTCTATAGAATCCGAGATGTCAATAAGCTCTAATGAGATTATACCTTCGCTCAATAATCGGGGCGATTATCAATCATCAAGTTCTCCTTACGGAATTGAAGATTCTTCTATAAGTGCTTATTTGTATTCTATCGAGGGCTCTCAAATCGCTAGATTTTCTTGCAAAGGGAAAATTCAATCTCAGTCCACCTCAATATCTGAAGGCTCCCTATCAAAAGGTAGTATAACCATAAGGGAGATAATAAAATAATGAGTTTTGTTGGTAAAATTGCATGTGGAGTTGGGCATATTATTTGTTTGAAAACCAATGGATCTGTCTGGGGGGTTGGGTTTAATAAAAAAGGGGCTTTGGGGCTTCGACAAGTGCAAGGCTCTCAACCTGATGAGACAAGCTTCAAGAAGATGCTTGATGCTAACGGTTCAGCATTCGAGCTTTTACCTGGCGAAGATTGTCATCTATCTGCCAGCACAAACAATTCGTTTTTTATAAAAAGCGATGGTTCTTCATGGGGAGTTGGCAGTCAATATAATGGCGTTTTATCTGATGGAGTAGTAAGCTTGGAAACTAGCGCATCGTTTCCGGTTAAGGGACTTGGGCTTGAAAATATAATTCATGTTTCTTCTTCGGGTTCTCACGTCGCTTACTTAAAAAGCGATGGAACTGTATTGACTATTGGTGGCAACTCTCAAGGTCAACTTGGAAACGGCTCGGTTGAGAATCAAAGCTTGCCTGTTCAGGTTATGGCCAACGCTTCAACCGTTTTTGATAACGTTAGTAAGGTTGAGTGTTCTGCTGGGTCCATTGTTTTTTTACGGAGCGACGGGTCTGTTTGGGCTGTTGGAGATAATTATAACGGAACTCTTGGCGATAATAGCGGTCAAGATCGGTTGTTTCCTGTGCAAGTTGTTGATCAACAGGGCGACGCCTTATTGGACATAATTGATATTGCGTGTGGATATGATCATGTTTTGTTTCTAAAAAGTAATGGTACTGTTTTCGGAGCTGGACTTAATCGGTTTGGTCAACTAGCTCAAGGTTCGGGGGGTGGGTATAAATACTCCAGCGCTGTGCAATTAAAGTCTGATTACGCTGCTCAAGACGTGCTTGAAGATATAATTTCTATTGATGCGGGTTATTATCATTCTGTTTTCTTGCGCCAAGATGGAAGCGTGCTTTCTGTGGGGATCAATGAACACGGAGAGTTGGGCGATGGTTCACAATCCGACAAAAAGGCGCCAGTGCTTTTAAAAAAACACGATCTTGGTACTTTATATGGAGTAAATTATATTCGTTGCGGAGCGTTCTTTACTAGTTGTTTATGCGACGATGGTTCTTTATGGGGGGTGGGTCAAAATAATTTTGGGCAACTCAGTGATGGAACCAAAGAAAATAAAAGTCTCGCGATTCAGGCAGCTCACGAAGACGGTACTTTTTTCAATTCTGTAAGTACTTATGCTCCTGGTCAATCTAGCCCAGATCCCACTCCAGATCCAGATCCCACTCCAGATCCAGATCCCACTCCAGATCCAGATCCCACTCCAGATCCAGATCCCACTCCAGATCCAGATCCCTATTCTCCTCCTTCGTCTGTCGACCCTGAAAACCCAGAAGATTTAATTTTTGACGGAGATACCTTAGGTGGAGATAGTGCTTTCTTTCATCAGCTTGATACAAATATTTCTAATTATAGTGGTTTTTTTGAAACAGGAAAAAACTATAAAAAGTTTGATTTTGTATTTGATTCTGGGGATGGTAAATTTTATTACGCAAAAGAAGACTTGACTTACGGTAGCGATATAACCCTAGAGGGTTCTGATCGATTTTTTCTTGAACCAAATGGGCCAACTTCGCTTGACGGAAATCCCTCTCATTATATATACGATGAAAGAAATGAGTTAACCACCTTGAATAACGAATTGCAAGTCGGTCAAACTATTCATATAACTGGATCTTTGTTTGGGTCGGATGGATTTTATAAGATCTTGGATTATGAAAAAGATTTATATCGACCGGGTTCATTGGACGGAACTATAGCTGGAGTTCTTGATGCAACTCCTGTTGAGGGAGTCAATAACTGGTATGAATCTTCATGGCTTTTTGTTTGTAATGAAGGCACGAATGAGGAAATAAGTGAGCCTTTTTTCTCAATCGTTTCTAGTGATCGATGGATTTTTCATAACATGCTTGGGTGGTTATACATAGCTCCTCAAGGACAACTTCAGGATGGCGTGTGGATTTTTTTTCCTAGAGAAGGAGTTAAAAGTTCTGCAGCGGAAGATGTTGGATGTTGGGTTTGGGCATCCATAGAAACATTACGAGGTGCATCAAAAATGTATGTAAGCGAGTCCGATGGAAATCATTTCGGTCCTGCTGGCAGCTGGATTCACTGGCGAAAATCAGGATATCCTGAGTTTGCTGCTGTTTTTTATAACTATGAATCATCTAGGTGGTATGGATTTAAAAAACAAAATAAAGGTGTGCAAGAAATAGTAAATCGTGGACCTCTTCCGGATTTTCCCACTTTTAGTCCTGAGTCTAGGGTTGGAGCTGGTTTGTCTGCAAGAATCCATATCCAAGGGGTAGATGCACAAACAAGCATCAGGCAAGTTGAGGAGGTTTCTGACAATTTTATATCTATTAAAGCTATTGCTGAAAATTTATCTTCCGATAGAGACTCTTGGTCTAGCGATTTATTTTTCTTTGACGCTGATTACGGATCAAGCGTAGACTTTAAAGCTGATAATGTTATAAATAAATTCGGAGATGGGTATTACGCTGTATCTCCAAAAGGCGTGAACTCCTTGAAGGCAGAAATTAATTTGCAGTTTAAAAATAGAAGTAATCGCGAAGCGAATGCTATAGTTCATTTTTTAGAAAGCCATCAAGGGCAATTGGATCAAGATGTTGAATCTGAAACTCTAAATTATTCTCAGGGGATATCTGGTTTTAGGTGGGATGGAAATTCTACATTTCACCCATACGATTCTACGGAGACGCAATCTAAAACTTTTTATTGTTCTGAATTTTCTCATAATTTAAATTTTGAAAATAATAATGATTTAAATGTTAAGCTTGTTAATTACAATACATCTTTGCTTAGAAAGTCTGAAGAGCTGTTTATTAAAAGGCCTGATGATTATAATGATCAGGATTATTATTCTTTAAATGATGTTGTTTTTGATACTGGTAATCATCAATACTATTATTGTCATAGCGGGGACGGATCTCAGTCAAGGCAGGGGCTTGAGCCTGTACAAAATAATACCGAATGGAATAGAGACTCTAGAGATTTTCAGAATGTTAATAAAAATTTTTGGACTCGCAGTTTTTTCTGGAAGCCTTCTCTTGGACTCAATGTCGCTCAAGACGTTGAGCTTAGCGAGGTGGATCTAGGGTTGCCGTATAAGCAGGTTTATAAAAATGGAATCAATCAAAACTTATTAAAGTTAGATCTAAATTTTAATAATAGATCTGATTTGGAAGCTTACGCTATTCTTCATTTCTTGGAGCAGCATTATGGCTCTGTTCCGTTTGTTTTTTCTCCTCCCGCTCCGTACGAAAGAAAGAAAAATTTTATTTGTCAACAGTGGAGGCATACGTATAACTTTAAAGATAATCATAGTATATCTGCGACTTTTGAAGAGTTCCCAATTAATTTAACTAGTGAAAAGTTACTTAATAATATCGGGCCTTCTCCAAAAACTCCTGCAGAAATATTAATGCCTCAGGAGATTAGTGTTCGAGAGCAAAAAGATCAATCTCTGTGGAGTCAGGTTCAATTGAGAAAAATTAAATTACAAAATATAGGCGGGTACGATGCAGCTGTAGATTCTTTATTTTTTGATAGTGGAGAAGCTTTTTTTAGGCTTCTTGGAAAGCCTGAATTAGGCGATAATTATATTCCCGAAAATTTATCAAGCGAGGAGCCTTTAACTTCGGCTATTATATCTTCTGTATTCTTGGATATAGTTGGCGCATCTATCGGAGCAGATGATCTAAATCTTTACTCTCAGAAAAACCATTGGACAGTAGGTACTCTGTCTAGCGCTATACTTAATTCACAAAACTTTTTGGAGTTAGTTCCTGATGCCAGAAATATCAATATACTGTACATAGACTTACTGGGTAGGGCTGTTGAGGTTGGAGAAAATATTGACAATTTACTTGATTCGAATACTTTTCCTGATGCTCGAAGTATTGTGCAACAAATTAAGTTGCTAGAAGAATATAGAACTTTTCAAAAACAGTCGGTTAAAATCGTTCCGAGAAAAGTAAAGCAAAATCAAAAACAAATTACCATTCCGGACAATAAACTCAAGAATGTAGGCCTGAATGGTTCTACTGTTATGTTGACAACAGAAAGTGACGAAGTTTTAGAATTTATAGAAATTGACACGCAAGTTAAATTTCGTCAATACCTGGACGGCAAAATAGGCAAGGAGGGAGAGAAGTTGGTTGATTCTGATTACTTTGTAATCGAGGGGTTTGTTAAAAAATTTGGAACCAACATTTTGAATGATAACTCTGATGGTTATATTTTTGTAAAATATGATAATGATTCAAGAGGTTATTCTAGTAATTTTCTTATCGATTCCGATGGAGAGCTTGTGGATATTACTAATGCACAAGGTGATGCGATTGGTAATTTGGAGGTTGAGATAACAAACGGTTGGTTGTACGGAGATTTAAAATTAACATGGGATAGTAAAAGTATACAAAGTAAAATTCAGCACTGGATCGTAGCAGATTCTTCAGCAATTCGAGCTTTAAGGGTTCAGCCTTGGGCTCTATCTGCCAACGAGTCTTTTCAAGATTATCTCGACAAAAGTTTAGAGGTTATTCCTGCTCCTCGGATTAGCATGCCAACATTTGCCTCTGGATATACTGATGAAGACGAAAATTTTGTGCCTAAGGATAAGTGGAACTTTCACGCTCGGCATTTTTGTAAAACAGATGTTATTGTGAACTCTTCTATCTGGGGAACTCAGGATGTTCCAACTAAAAGCATCAAAGATTTAAGTAGTGATGCTTTAATTACATTCGCTAATACTGAAAATCTATCTGATTGGGCCAACGAATTAATTCCTCTTGGATTTTATTCCAGACAACAGATAGTTTCTGACGGAACAGGAGGTGATGAGGATGTCGGAAGTGTTAGCGCTATAACATCTGCTTTGCTTGGAAGGGTTGCCACAGAAGATGAAATCGAGGCATATGCCGGACAAACTGTTGAGGATGTTGTTAATGATTATTTAAGAAAAGAATTTGTCTTGAGTGGAAAATTTATTCAAAAAAATTATTTTGAAATAACCCTAGACTTTGTTCCGAGAAAAGCGGATCCTGTCTTATTCAAGGGGATGTGGGTTCCGTATGAGTTAACTCTGCATTCAACCGGAGACGGAGGAATGCTTTTGCCTAGAGAACTTTCCCAAAACAATATTGGTGATGTAAATGGCTGGTCTCCTGGCCAAGACTTTTTACTTTTTGGTACGAGTGTCGATGATGACGAGCACACTGTGCTTGATTATATATCAACTTCTGATAGTACGAAATTAAGAAATGGATACGCGTTTTCTTCTACGCAAAAAGGTATTTGTAAAATAAACCAGGAAATAAAAAATGATTCAGGTGAAACGGTGGCCATTCGGGCGAAAATTAAATTTAAACTGTTTGGAAGTTCTGTTTCTGCTGATATTAGCGATCCAAATAATCCTTCTGCTTTTTATGTTCCTGGTAGTTCTGGTAATTTAGAAGTGGTTGTGGGTGAATATGCTTCCAAGCATGGTATTGTTTATCGACAAAAAGAAACTTCTTTTGGAGATCAATTATCATTTGGACTTGTTGAGTTTAGTAATCAAGTTAGAGGTGGGGATGGCTTTCAATATATTCGAAGAAGGCAAAGTTTGAATGAAGATTTTGGGCCCTGGGGGCATATAGAAGATGACAATTCGTTTAGGGCCTGGTGGGCCGCTCAACCCCATAAATTGTTAGATCTGGCAGATGCAGATGGTAATCCAAAAAAGAATGAATGGCCTTGGATTTATACAGACAAATATTGTACGATCGGAACCAATAGCAACTGCTACAGTGCTCCGAGTATTGATGTAAATGGAAATGTTGAAGCAGTGAAATATGTTCGAAAATCTTGGATGCCTCTTTTAGCGAGTCTTTATGCGCAGCACTTAGCGACTTCTGATGATTTAGAAATTATTCTTCAGGCAGAGTCTTCAGTTTTCGAATTTGATGATGATGCTGGAATGTGGAAACTAAATGGAGATTACATTCCTGACTTGAATGGTTTTATTTCTTTTTTGGAGGTTAAATACCCTGACAATACGATAATTGTCGAAACCAGTGAAACTAATGAAGCTGGAGAGAGTGTTTCAGTATTTAAGTATATTTCTTTTAGCGAAATTAATAAATGGAGAGAGACTGATGAGCTTTATGTATTAATGAAAGAGTTTCTTGTTAGTGAAGCAGAAAATTATAAAATATATATCGAAAAAGCTGAATCTCAAGATTTTTCTTACTCTGTGGTTAATCAAGCTGGGGACGTGCATTTTTCTGGTTACAATTCTATTCAGTCTGCTACTTTAGAGTGGGAAAGATTAAATAATAAATTTTTCTATAAAAATTTCGTATTCGAAGATGTTCATGGAGAGCTGAGAAAATTTGCACACGTAGTAAATTGTGATCAATATTTTGCTAACCCCAATAACTCTTCTTCAAATCAAAGTTGGAGTTATACATATTTTGATAAAGCGTCCGAAGATAAACTTAAAGCAATAAACTCAGCGTATCAAAATATACCTCACTCAACTGAGACTCACGATAATCAAAATTATGATATTATTAGATTTGGTATTGGTAGAAGTCCTTTGCCTGAGACTTCATCTAATGCAGGTTTGAAGATTAATGCTTACTATTATATGAGCTTAAACGAGGAGGTTAAGCGGGAAATCTCAATCGCAATTGAAACTATCGAGTCAATAATTTCGACTCCAATGACTATAAATGTATTTTTCTCTGAGCAACCAAACGGTAGACTTGGCGAAGCCGCCGAGTCGTCTACCAATGCTAACTGTTTCATTCATCCTAATTTAGATTATATAGTTGGCGGAATGGGTTCTAGCGATTTCTCTAGGCCTGTGTCTTCTTCTATAACAATTAATCCTGATGGGTTGTATAAGAGTATTGAATGGCATAGAGACATAAATCCCGATTACGAGTCAAGACTTTTATCTCCTGTTTACTACCTCATGTTACACGAAATACTTCATTCTTTGGGCGTTGGATCCATGTGGTTTTTTGGAGGTTATTCGCACAATGGAGGTACAGCGTATCAATTGTTCGATCATCCGCGCAGAACAAGGCTTTTATCTGATAATATGCAGGAATCTCTTATTTGGGGGGGCACTATGAAGTCTTACGCAGAAAAATATTTATTGACCGAGGTGACTACATCTAATAATATTTATTATATAGGAGAACATGGCTCCGACAAATTTATAGATTTGTGCGCTTCCAGAAACGTAACGCATGGTGGTGCGGCTCCATATTTTCTGCGCGAAGGTGTAGCGGGGAACCCTTCTGCTATTCAATTTACGTACGACACAAAAATTGCATTATCTCCTCTAAGCAGGAGTATGGCAGCTGATCACGTTGCAGAGTTACCGAGAATTAAGGAGATTTATTCCGGTGATGCGTTACAAGCAGTCCAATTATCTCCAGTATTTTCTGACGAAATTATGTCTATAGTTTACGACCCTGAGGACAACAAACCAATGGTAATATCAAGTATGACCATCGGCATGCTTCAAGATTTAGGTTTTTCTGTAGATTATTCTGTGGCAAATGATAGCGACCAACACTTGACATTAAACGATAAAATCTTATGAGCGAATCTTCTTCAAATTTAAATAAACAATTAGTCTCTATGAATCCCGATTCAATAATAGAACTATTTGAGATTGATTTTAGCGATATAACTTTAGATTCTTCTGTATTTGGAGATGATATAGGTCCAGAGGCTGTATATAGATTTACCTCTATGATTAATGGATCAAACCCTATAGTTTGGCAGGGGAAATCTTACCAACCTATGCCTATAAAGATGGAAGGATTTGAAAGTAGTGGGGCAGGAAAGTTGCCTAGACCCTCTCTATCTCTCGCTAATCCCGAAGGTATTTTTTCAAAAATAGTATACTCAAATCAAGATTTCTTAAATTGTAAGGTCACAAGAAAAAGAACGTTCTTGAGGTTTCTTGACGAGGAAAACTTTCAAAATAGGAATCTAAATGAAGACTTTAAAAATCCATTTGGGAGCTCAGATATGAAAGCTCAACTTCCTGATGATGTATATTTCATAAACAGAAAGACTCTTGAAGATAGAGAGCAAATTCGGTTCGAGCTCGCTTCTCCTTTAGAGCTAGAAAACGCTTGGGTTCCTGCTAGAAAAGTTATGTCTAATTATTGTTCCTGGACTTATCGATGTGATATCGGTTGTGGTTACAAGGGATTACCTATAGAGACTATTGATGGAGCTAGCTTGACGAAAGGTTTTTCTGTGGAGGAGAAAAAGAAAAACGGGGAAATAGATACAGGAAGAGTTGATCCACAAAATTATACTGCTATGATGGCCGATGTTCCGCATTGGTCTAGTCGGGATGCGCAAGACCTGCCTTTGAGTTATCTTGTCGGAGATGTCGTACAAATTGTTCAAAAAAATACGCAAAACCCGTATTCTAGAACTCCTCAAGTATTTGTTTGCTGTCAAAATCATAATAATAAAGATCAGGTACGTCACCCTTTTTTGCATAAAGATTTTTGGTTAAAAGATGAATGCTCAAAAACCGCCAACTCTTGCAGAAAAAGATTCTCAGATGATTTTAGAAGTCTTAATGAATATAATACTATTCCTGGCACAGACTCAAACGATAGGGGTTTAAGATTCGGAGGTTTTCCTGGAACAGAGGATTATCCGATTGAGTAGGGATATCCCTCAACATCTCTTTCAGGAAATAGAGAATTTCTCAAGGCTTAAACCTGAAGAAGAAACCTGTGGGGTGATAGTTGATACGCTTGGGGATTTGTCTTTTATGCCGTGTGATAACTTAAGTAATAATAAAAAAGTTCATTTTTTAATTGATCCTAAAATTTTAATTGATAATTCTGTTATTTTTATTTATCATTCTCATGTGAATCATTCTTCTAAACCTTCTGTTCCTGATATAAGAGCATCTAATGCTCTTGGTATTCCTTATTTGATATATAGTTTGAGGGATTCTGACTTTTATTTATATAATTGTGTATAATAAAATAAGGAACAAGGGAAATGAAAACAGTATATCTTCATGGAGAATTAGGTAAGAAGTTTAGAAGCAAATGGCTTCTAGATGTCGAGTCTTTGCCCGAAATAATAAGAGCTATAGATTCAAACGAGGAAGGCTTTTTGAATTTTTTAGTAGAAAAAATTTCTGAGGGCGTACATTTTTCCTTTATGAGTAAAGATGCTGATTATGTGAATTCTAGTAATAATCCTGAGAAGTATATATATTGTGGAGATTTTGAGAGCGGGTCAACTCTTCTAGATGAAGAAATTCATATTTGTCCATGCGCTCATGGCGCAACAGTATTTATTCCTGCCGCTGTAGCTTTTGTTACCAGTAAAGCTTTTTTTCAGGCTGTTATTTTTGCAGTAATATCTTACGGTGTAGCTGAGCTAACTAAGCCTCCAGACCCTCCCAAGGTTGATAATAAAACTATATCTACCAAGTCTTATATATTAAACGGCCCTAATAATGTAGCATCTCAAGGAGTCGCTGTTCCGATTGGATATGGAAGATTAAAAATTGGCGGAGTAAATATAGGGGTCGAGCGCGAAATTCGTTACAAGCAAACTACAGAAAATAAGCTCGAATCTTATACTTTTATAAAGTATTTAGAACTATTATGCGAAGGTCCTATAGAAGGACTTGTTGATGAAAGCGGAGCGGTAATAAGAGATACTACCCCAGAAGATTTTGCAAAAGCGACGTTTCTTAATGATACGGTTGTTAAAAATAGCAGCGGTTCATTGAATTATATTTTAACCGAAGAGAATAATGACGACCAAGTCAAATATGTTAAGGGTTTGTCGCAAAATAAAATTCTTCAAGAGGATGGTGTTTGCTATATTCGAGCTTATGATGCTATATTGCACGGAACCCCTCCATTTATTACGAATGAGGGGACTAGCAGTGAACCTCATACATTGAATAAATTTTTTAAACGAAATAATGCTGCGCAGCCAACGGCGGAATGGATAGATTATGCAATACATGGTGAGTTTGGAAAGGGAGGAGAATCGAGAATTATTTCGCACTCTGTTTATAACTCGGAAGTTAATCAAGTAACAATGGCATTTAAGGCCGAACTTTCTTATACGGAAGTATCTGACCAGGGTTCGCAGACGACTCTATATAATTTTGTTGATTTTATTATTTTAGTCGAGCGCGAT